TGGGCAAAATAAACCTTAAAATATTTGGCAATAACAAAAAATAGTTGTATATTTGTTATAACAAAAGCCAAAAAGTTTATATTTAGATATAGGAATATATCGATATAAACCTCAACTTTAAAAACAAATTCTTAAACTTTAAAACAAAAAAAGCAATGGACATTTCATTAGCACTGAAGAGATTTAGCTCTCTTCAAAACAACACAAAGAAGTCGGATTCAATCTGGAAACCGGCAAACGGAAAATCTCAAATCCGTTTAGTACCTTACAAATTCAATAAGGATATTCCTTTTATCGAATTGTATTTTCACTACAATATTAACAACAAAACGTACTTGTCACCAATTTCATTTGGAAGACCTGACCCAATCGTTGAGTTTGCAGAAAAACTTAAACGTACAGGCGATACTGATGATTGGAAAGCAGGTAAGAAAATGGAGCCAAAGTTAAGAACCTTTGCACCAGTTATTGTTCGTGGTAAAGAAAACGAAGGTGTTAAATTTTGGGGATTTGGTAAGACGGTTTATCAGGATATCTTAGGATATATTGCTGACCCGGATTACGGAGATATCACCGACCCATTAAGTGGTAGGGATATTGTATTAGAAGTACAATCAGCTGAGGAATCAGGCACATCTTACCCAACAACTACAATTAGAGTTAAACCGGCAACAACTAAATTGCACGAAGATTCTGCGACTATCCAAAACTTATTGGAAAATCAAAAAGAAATTACTGAATTATATTCGGAATTATCTTACGCAGAATTGAAAACAATTTTAGAAAATTGGTTAAACCCATCAGCTAGTTCAACCGGAGATGATGATATCATTGATGAATTGGAAGCACCAAAGCAACCAGTTTCATCTACTCCGAGAGTAGCAACTCCAAAACAATCTGAAGTTTCAATTGATTTGGGTGGAACATCTGATATTAGTGGTGACTTACCTTGGGAAAAGGAAGAAGCTCCTAAGCAAGCATCAAAACCAAAAGATGATGTAGCATCGGCATTCGATGATTTATTTAACAACTAATTTAAAAAGTTACAATGGCAAAAAGAGAAGAAGATTTAGCGAGCATTCTCGCTGACACTCTCAACAAACAAAATAAGGATGGTAAGATTGCATACTTCCTAACAGATGAAGGAGGCGATGCCCCTACAAATGTTAAAGATTGGGTTTCTACTGGAAACGCAATGTTGGATGTAGCAATATCAAACCGCCCTTATGGTGGATTGCCAGTTGGACGTATTACTGAGATTACGGGTTTAGAGCAGAGCGGAAAATCTCTGCTCTCCGCCCATCTCCTTGCTGAAACACAACGTAAAGGTGGTGTTGCAGTAATGATTGATACCGAGACCGCAGTTAGTAGAGAGTTTTTGGAAGCAATTGGAGTAGATATCTCAAAACTCCTATATGTTTCAGTTGATACTGTTGAAGGTATCTTTGAAGCATGTGAAACAATTATTGAGAAAGTGAGAACAGGCGATAAAAATCGTTTGGTTACAATTGTAGTGGATTCAGTAGCAGCAGCATCAACACATAAAGAGTTAGAAGCCGATTATGGTAAAGATGGTTACGCAACCGATAAAGCTATTATCATTTCAAAAGCAATGAGAAAGATTACCAATATGATTGGTAGACAATCAATTGCCCTAATATTCACAAATCAGTTAAGACAGAAGATGAACGCAATGTTTGGTGACCCTTGGACAACATCGGGTGGTAAAGCATTAGCATTCCATGCTTCAGTTAGATTGAGATTAAAGAATATGGGACAACTTAAAGCCGGTGATAGAATCGTTGGTATTAAAGTTAGAACACAGGTTATTAAAAATCGTATGGGCCCACCATTACGACACGCAGATTTTGATATTTTCTTTGACAGAGGTATTGATAACTACGGAGGTTGGTTAGCAGTTATGAAAGATGCTAAACTTCTAAAGCAAGCAGGAGCTTGGTACGAATATACTGATATAGATACAGGTGAAATAATGAAATTCCAATCTAAAGACTTTGCGAAGTTATTAGAGAACGAAGAACTAAAAGACCAAATCTATCGTAGGATTTGTGAGGCAACAATATTATTATACAAAAATTCGGCAACGGATGAAGTTGAACTAACAACGGACGAGGCAAATGAGTCAGATTAATAAGAAGTATTTAGATATACTAAAACAAATAGATGAGGAGCATAAAGGATTTGGCGATTTACATCGTAATTCAAAAACTTTAGTTATTGATGGTCTTAATACCTTCATTCGTTCCTGGTCAACCGCACCTAATCTCAATGAGAATGGTGACCATATTGGAGGCATAGTCGGTACTTTAAAAAGTATCGGCTTCGCTATCCGAACCCTAAATCCAACCAGAGTTATCGTGGTATTCGATGGTAAAGGTGGAAACAAAAGCAGACAAGATATATATTCGGGCTACAAATCCGAAAGAGGCAAGAACAAAATCAAAATGAGATTGAACCGTGCCGCTTCCGTTGAGATGAACCCTGAAGAAGAAAGCGCATCTATGAAACGTCAAATGACTGGATTAGGTGAGTTATTATCAGCTCTACCCGTTTCTATTATGATTTATGATGGAATTGAAGCAGATGATGTTATGGCATATATTGCTACTCAATTAAAGAAGGAAAATGAGAAGGTTATTATAATGAGTACTGATAAAGACTTCTTACAATTAGTAAATAAAGATGTGAGTGTATATTCACCATCTAAAAAGAAAGTTTACAATATCGATGAGGTTAAGGAAGAGTTTGGTATCCATCCACATAACTTTATTAATTTCAGAATGATTGATGGTGATAAATCCGATAACGTAGAAGGTATACCAGGTTTAGGATTAAAAACAATCATTAAATCTTTCCCTTTATTAACGGATGAAGAAGTACATACTACCGAATCTATGTTAGAGTTTATTAAAACTCAACCTAAGAAAACAAAAGCTCACGAATTATTTGAAAATAATTTGGCAATCTTAGAAAGAAATCGTAAATTGATGCAACTATCGGAGCCAGAGTTTAGTGGTAATCTTAGAATGAAGATTATTGATAGATTTGAAGAGCCAGCACCTAAATTTGATAAGCAAGGATTTTTAAAGGTAGGATTAAAAACACATATATTGGATTCATTTCCAAATGTATTAGATTGGTTACAATCAACATTTTCACATATAGGTAAATTTCAAAAATAAAACAAAGTTATGACGCAAGACAAATTAGCAAAACCATTAGGAGATAGAGTCCTATTGAGTGAAATCGAAGTACAAGAACAAAAAATCGGAGGTATCATTATACCCGATAGTGTAAAATTAGAAGATGTTAAAAGAGCCACCGTTGAATCGGTAGGACCTGGCATTTATACACAAAGTGGAACATTAATTCCAATGAATGTAGAAGTTGGTGATGAAGTAATTCTTCCACCATATCATCAAGGACAAGAAGTTAAATTGGGTGGTAAAAAATACCTTTTATTAAGAGAATCAGAAATCTTAATGGTATTAAAATAATTTTTAAATTAAAACATGGACAAAACGTATGAAGTGTATTAAATGTATTAGAGTAGCCAAAGGTTACGAAATTGATGAAATCCGTAGAGTATCAGATGACGATGCGGATGATAGAGTAAAGGGTGGTTATTGGAAATTTGTTCCAAAATCAGAATGGAAATTAGCAACTCGAAAACCAAAGAGTGTGCAAGTTAGTGACCAAATTACTGAGCAAGTAGAGGAATTATCAATCGAAGAAAAGAAATTAGCAAGAAAGAAAAATAAAAAATAATGGAAGTAGTAGATACACTAGTCAAATATGGCCAATCGTATCAATCTAAAGTAGTTGCTTCCCTTATAACGGATGTAAAGTTTCTTGAACAGGTAACTGAAATCACCAAACCAGCATTTTTTGAATCTCAAGCAAACCAATGGATTATACAAGAAGTACAAGATTACTTCAATGAATTTCGTGCAGTTCCTACAATGGAAGTGTTCAAAATCAAAGTTGGAAGCGTTGAAGATAAAGCTCTAAAGCAAACTGTAATTGAACAATTAAAAAATGTTTATACACAAGTTGGAGCTGATGATTTAGCATATGTTAAAAAAGAATACCTAACATTTTGTAAAAACCAAAAGGTTAAAGATGCACTTTTAAAATCAGTAGATTTATTAAAAGCAGGAAATTACGATAAAATTATAGATACAATGATGGCAGCATCCAAAGTGGGTGTTGAATCGGATTTGGGTTTAGATTATATCGAAAATTTTGAATCTATTTTAGAAGATGTTAAAAGAGATTCTTGTTCTACGGGATGGGATGTTATTGATGAACTAATGGATGGTGGTTTAGGCCCCGGCGAATTAGGAGTTGTAATGGCACCATCTGGTATTGGTAAGAGTTGGTTTTTATCTAAGATAGCTTGTTCAGCATTACAAAATGGTTTAGATGTTTTACATTATACTTTGGAATTATCTGAAAGTTATGTAGGACAGAGATATACTACAATTCTTACGAATGTTGGTACGGCTGACCAAAAGATGCGAAAGGATGAAATCATTCGTAAAATCAAACAAGTTCCAGGCAGAGTTCGTATTAAGTATTATCCACCACAATTCGCATCAGCTAAAACAATAGCAGCTCACGTTGAAAAGGTAAGACAAATTGGATTCAATCCAAAACTTATCATTATTGATTATGCTGATTTATTAAAAAGTGGTAATGGTAATAGAGATGGATTATACGCTGAGTTGGGTGGCATCTATGAAGAACTTAGAGGATTGAGTGGTGAAACCCAAATACCAATTTGGACAGCAACACAAACTAATAGAGCAGCAATTGACCACGAGGTTATTCAGGCTGATTCAGTTGGTGATTCATATAAGAAAGTACAAACTGCAGATTTCATTATGAGTGTGAGCAGAAAGACCAAAGATAAGTTATCAAATACAGGTCGTATTCACATTGTAAAGAATCGTTTTGGACCAGATGGTATGACATTCCCTGCAAAGATTGATACGTTTACAGGCATTATGGATGTGTTCGCAGCAACTTCGGTTGATGGCATGACATCCACAAAAGATAGTAAGAATGGTGAGGGATTGGAGAAAAAATTATTACATAAAAAGTATGTTGAAAATATGGGATAATTCTATAAAATTTTCTAAAGAAATAGAAGAATTTATAAATGGATAAGATAGTTATATCTACACTTCAAACATAACAAAAAGAAAATATGAGCAAATTATTTACGGATAGAATCGCCTATAAACCATTTGAATTTCCAGACTACTATAACGAAGGTTGGTTAAAACAAATGCAGGCGTTTTGGTTACACACAGAGATACCGATGCAAGGTGATGTTAAGGATTGGAACGAAAATTTATCAAAAGAGGAAAAGCATTTAGTTGGTAATATTCTTTTAGGATTTGCACAAACCGAATGTGCCGTTTCCGATTATTGGACTGGTATGGTTACAAAATGGTTTCCAAAGCATGAGATTAGACAGATGGCAATGGCATTTGGTTCACAAGAAACAATACATTCAGTTGCATACTCATACTTAAATGAAACATTAGGATTAGATGACTTCGCAGGCTTTATGCATGATGAGGTTATGAAAGAACGATTTGAATTATTAACAAACACAACCGCAGATTGGACTCCTAAAGATTTACAAACAAATCATCAAGCTAGAGTTGAGGTTGCTCGTTCACTTGCTATCTTTTCGGCATTTGCGGAAGGTGTAGCATTATACTCATCATTTGCAGTTCTTTATAGTTTCCAAATGAGAAACCTATTGAAAGGAATCGGACAACAAATGAAGTGGAGTGTTAGAGACGAATCCCTACATTCAAAGATGGGATGCCAATTATTTAGACATATGTGTGAGGAGTTTCCTGAATTGTTAGAAGAAGCTAAAGCTGATATCTACAAAGCAGCACTAATCATTA